GCACGTTGCTGAGGCTGAACGCATAGTCGGCCACCTCGTCTTCGGTGCCTTGCCCCTTGTGGGTGTCGCTGCTCGCGTCGATGTCGATGCACCCCCATGCGCACATCCACAGTTCGGGACGCATGTCGGGGTAGAAGCGCAACCCGTCTTCTTCCCGCCAGCCACGCTGCCCGACGTGACGATCTGTCGGGTCGTACACCATCGGGTAGATCCCCAACGGGATCTCCCCGTCGAGGTGCCGTCGGAAGTGGGCGACTGTCAGGTCTTCCCAGATGGTGCGCGGATGGTCGCCTGATTCGCCCCACGCATGGATGAACCCGTGGAACGTCGCGTGGAACCAGGAGGTCAGGTCACTCCCCATCCCGATGCTCTTTCTGTTCCGCCAGGTCGTCGGCCCGCAGTTGGGCGGCCACATAGTCGGCGTGCCAGCCGACGGATACGTCGTCGTCCCAAACCACCCACCCTGTGCGCGTCAACCCTGCACCAAGGTAGACGGTCTGCCTTCCGATGGTCACACCCATGTCACCCTGCGCCTTCCGCCGCCATCAAGGCTTCCTTCGTCACTGGCTTCCCACTTTGCAACGTCGGCCACGGCGAGGGATGCAACTCGCCTGCGCATTGCTGCCCAATGTAGTAGCGGCGTAACTGCACGTCAGCGACCACTCGTGTGAGGTAATGCTCGGGTTCGACGCTGTTCGACACTGTTATCGTCAGCCCCCTGTCGGTGGCGTACAGGGCGACGGTCCAGGCCTCGAGGTGCACACGGTACGGGACCATCAGAACTCGTCCTGGTCGAGACGGTACTGGATGACCGTCTCCTCCCACGGGTCCAGCAGCTTACCTGATTCGGTTATTTCCATGTTGAGGGTGACCTTTCTCCCGTCGAACCTCTTGTTCTTCACCAAGGCTACGCCAAGGACGCTCTGCAAACGTGCACGCTCCGCACCGTCGATACTGGGATCCTCATGGGGGCGCCACACCGTCAACATGAAATGCGCCATGTCTTCCCCCCCGTACCTGCCTGACTCGATGCCCAACGCCGCGCCACGGTTCGCCGAACCGCGTGACGCCTGGTGCACGATGATCGTCACCGCATCGTGGCGCATACCCAACGACTTCAACGCTGAGATACGCGACGGGTCGTCGCCTAGTTCCCCATCGTCGAGCTGTGATGCGAAGTCCCAGATGAACACGTCGGCCTTGCGCCCGTACTGCACCTCCGCCCACGTACCCAACATGTGGTCGGCAATGTCGATGGGGCCGCACACGTTGTGGCCCATGCGTCGCAACTCCGCCCCGTACTGCGAGAATGCCGAGCGGTCGATGATCCGCAGGTTCCTCAGGTCCGTCTCCGACTGGTGACGCAACGCAGTCAAGATTTGTTCGTCACCCCTGCGGGCCAGGTCGTGCACCTCGCGGGGATTCTTGTTCAACCTGATGGCCAGGATGCGAGACAGCACCATCAGGTCGGGTTCGTCTGGTGTCATCCACATGACAATGTTGTTCGGGTTGCGGGCCACCGCATTGGTGAGCAGCAGGGTCTTACCAGTGTGCGCCTTGCCGGCAATCACCATCACCTCCCGCTTCTTCAACCCCCCAGCCAGCGCGTCGTCTATGTCGTGGACGCCGAGCTGCCACTTGTTGGACGTGTCCGCCGCATCTTCGATGAGGCGTTCAGCAATGTCCAGGCAGGTAGGCAGGGTAGGGACGGCAACAGGGCGGGCTGGTTCATCGGGGGAGATGGACGATTCGCCAGCCCGCGCCTGTTGCACCCGCGCCTGAGCCTCATCGAGGGTCAGCCGCGTGGTCATGTCACCGCACGTATGCGGTGGGGCGGGTGAACGACGACGGCATCTTGGCAAAGTCGATGGCGTAGTCGGCATACGCGGTCAGGGTCGGACCCCAATCGCCTTCGAGGCGATCAGTGGGCTTCACCTTGGCATCAGGGTAGGTCGCCACGTTCCTGATGGGGGAACCGTTCGGCAACTGACCAGCCGCCTTCACGCCCTGATTGCAGTAGAAGTTCGATTCCCTGGAACCGAACGTGATGCCGCTGATGCGCTCGTACTCGATCGCGTTGACGATCGTCTCGAACGCATCCTCCCTAATCCAATTAGACTTGGGTCGGGATGCTGTCGCAGCAGGCCCTGAGGGCGGCATAGGAGCCGCCTGAGGGGCCGCTGGGGGTGGGGGTGGTAGTGGTGTTGCCTGAATGCCTGGGATCACCTGAGCGACCATCTGTACGGCTGCTGCGGCAAACGTGTTTGCGTTCACAATGCCATGCAGGTCAGCCCAGTTGGCGCGCACGTCCTCATACGAGAACGAACCCGAACCCACCAGGGCGGCCATCACCTGTGCCGTCGCAGAGTTACAGTTCTGCGCAACTATCAGTTTGTCCTTATCCATTCGCATTCTCCAATGCTGTTGTCTTCCCTTTGCAAACAGACCAGCACGGCGCCCACTTCTCGGAGCACCACCAGCCTGCATCATTCAACGGCCAGACCTTCAAGCCTGACTGTTCCACAAGACGGCTTGCCGCCTCGACCTTGCGCCGCAGGAACTCGAAGTCCTGCGGTCCACGTTCAATCGTCATCGACGACACCTCACCCTGAGCACCGTACATCACGTAGAACGTCATCTCCGTACGCCCCGTCGCCCAACAGTACGTGGTGGACTGGGGATCCCACCTCTCATACTGCCACTTCTCCCTCGTGTAGTCACGCTTCGGGAACTTCCAATCAACCAAACCCAGGCCGTCGTCTATCAGGTCGATCCGTCCCGTCATCCGTACGACACGCTCATCATCCTCGAACAGCACCTGGTCGAACCCCACCTCAACGTCGATCGGATGCAACAGTGGGTACACCTGCTCATACCACGAGTCCAACTTGATGGTCCCCAACTTGAACAGGTCGGCCTTCGACTTGTACGAGTTCCAATGGGTGATGGTCGGAACGAGGTCATCCAAGTGGTGCCCGAACGCCTCATGCAACTCGAAGTGGGACTCGTCGCCGTGCACGGGGGTGGCACCAGGGTACAGCGGCTTGATGAGCTGCTCGACAGCGTTGTGGCACGCCGTACCCAGTACGGCGGCATCCCCCTCAACATCTTGTACAGCCCCGCTCCACATGAGGTGTGCCCGTTCAGGGCACATGTCCAACGTCTTCAGATCAGACTGATGCCAGGTGTGATGCCAGCGACCGTCCTTGAAGTAGTGTTCCTTATTCATCTCTCCCTACTCTCCCTAGGCTAGGGCTAGCAGGCCCACCCCCTGAGGGGTGGGCCGCTTGCCTGCTAGCAGCCAGTATAACATGCACGCTACGCGTGGGCGGCGATGGCGGCGTAGGTTGGCTTCGGTACGTACGCTGCCATGTTCGGCATGAACCGTACAGCCACGGTGTGGCCGAAGAAGTTCTCCTCCGCCCACGCCTCCAACCTCCCCGTGGTACTCGCCTGCTTCAACGCAGCCTCCACCGTGGCAATCTTGCCACGCCGAATCCTCGACGCCAACTGGATGGCAGCCTTGGGGTCCATCTCTAACGATGTCGAAGCCAATGCGTCGCCAGGGTTCTTCGCCGCTGCCTGCACCAGCCTCCACAACGCCTTCGTTTGCGGCGTCTGGTAGCCCCGCTGGCCGACCGCCCCCGTGGGGGTGGTTGCAGCGGGAACAATCTCATTCTGCTTCATGTCATGCTCCTTCATCTTCGTCGTCTTCATCGTTGGTTGGGAACGGAATGATCTCCGCCCCCTCTGGCTTCAAGTAGAGCTTCGCTTCCTCAACCATCTTGCCTTGCGCATCTAAGAAGTCCCCGACGCGCATCATTATGTCATGGCACATGTCGAGCAGCCCAATCCACATGGCTGGGATGACGGTGGAATAGAACGCCTCCGCCGACAGGTCACCACCTTCTTCTTCGTCACTCATCTTCCGTTACCTCCAGTTTCAACACTTGCGCCTTCGATGTCTGCCATCGGCCAGTCACCACGCCCCCGTCCTCATCCACCAGGAACGGGATCATCCCCGTCAGCAGCACCTCGTACCTCAGTTGCAGGTTCTTTTCCTTCATCCTCTCCCTTCCATCTCCTACGCAGCATCGCCGCGTCCGCTTCCCGTACGGCAAGCAGTTCCTTACGGGTCCAAGTCGTCAACTCGCCCGTCGGCCTGATGACCACCGCTACTCGTCACCCAGGTTGCTGTTCCAACACTTGCCGCACAGGTACCATCCGTTGCGGTAGCCCATCACCGTTTCGCGGGCAGCAGCATCCAACTTGGGGAACAGGGTTTGCACCAGCCCATCCCTCAGCAGGTACTTGGCTAACGCAGCCGTGTCAACCTCCACCTCGTCGATGGCGCCACACGTCCCCGTCGAACACTTCGCAGACACGTACGTGTTCGGCATGTCACTCTCCCTTCTCATCGTCGTTCAAGAAGCAGTCGTCTCGACCGCACGTCCAGCCATGCTCATCAAAGTCGCCCGTGTCCTCGACGTACGGGTTCTCACAATCCACGACGGCGCACTCCCAGTTCTGATCCTGAAGTTCGTACCTGATCATCCGATCCATTCCTTCTCCCCTATCTGTTCGAGCAGCCACCCGTATGCGGCTGCCGCCTGTTGCGGGACAACACCGTTGCCCAACATCTTCAACTCTTGCGTACGTGACAGACCCATGTCGCACACCCACCCACTAGGTAGACCCATCATCCACTCCACGAACCAGGTCGACACACCCTTCTCGTCGGTGGGTGGTGGCGCTACCCGTCCGAGTCGCTGCTCCCATCGTTGGATGGCAGGTTCATAAGGACCGAAGCAACTGAGTCGGCGTGCTTCTCCGCCCGCTTCTTCCAATCCACGTTCGCCCCGAAGCTCTTGTGGTCCCACGCCTGCGGCGTAGGCAACAGACGCTGCACCTCTATGGATAGCGACTTGCCGTGCCCGTTGCCGTTGCGATGCTTCTCCCTCTGCTCCACAATCCACGCATCCCACCACTCCACCGTCTTGCCCGCCCCCATGTCGTTCACCACTGGCGTGGGCAACACAGAACCAGCGTTCCCTGCGGTGGCAGGCACCCACGGATTGGTCGGCTCGAATACATGCCCACCTCGCATCAAACCCTGAGTCGGCCAACGCATCGAGGACTTGCCCGAAGGCATCACCTTGGTTGGCGGTGAGCACACCGCGCACGTTCTCCAAGAACAACCATTGTGCGCCCGCTCGTTCTGCCACAGAGACGACATCTCTAATCAGCCACCTTTCATCATCTATACCTGCCCGCTTCCCAGCATGGGACACGGGTTGACAAGGGAACCCTGCCGTGATCGCATCCACCTGTGGTGGATCGGTGATCTGGGTCAGGTCACCCAAGTTTGGTACCCCGAACCGTGCATCCAACACGACCGAAGCATGCTTGTCTATCTCAGACACCCACACCAGGTCGGTGTCGATGCCTGCCAGTTGCAGCCCCAGTTCGATGCCGCCGTACCCCGCACACAGGGCACCAACCCTCAACGCCACGGCTTCGAGTTGGCTACAGCGAACCGCTCATCCTTGAAGAAGGGCACCTGATCCCACTCGATGTCCCGCTCGACGGGTTCATGCACCCGCATCTTGGCGCCGAACGTGTACCTCCACAGGTTGTGCTCCTCGCCACGCCACACCATCTCACCCGTCAATAGGTCACCGATACTCCGCAGGAACTCAGCCTCATTACCCATCTTGCAGTCGTACTCCGTGAACAGCAGGTCACCCTCCTCGTTCTCATCGAACCAGAACCCCAGGTCCATGAGTATGGCCTTGGCATCAACGCATGTCTCGGGATAGTTCGGGTCCATCCACGCAAACCACTTCTCATCCTTACTACCCCCTGTCTTGCCCTCGTCGGTGTCGTTCAACGCACACATGCGCTTGTACGCCTCCGCCTGATGCTTCTTCGGCAACACAGCCGTGCTCTGTTCCAGGGTTATGTAATACCCCATGTCAATCTCCCTTCTCGTTGTCTTCTTCTTGCTTCGCAGCCCTGATGCGGGCCAACGCCTGTGCCCTGTCGTCATCCAACATGCGTTGGACTGACGGATCAGACATGTCCATGTTCTCCTCCTGTGCCATCAGGTGCAAGGCCAGAACCTTCGTCCAATCGGTCATCGTCTTCCTCCTCTCGTCGGCGCAGTTCTTCACGCCCCTCGATGATCTTCATCTCGAACTCATCGCACAGATCCTCCAAGGTGTCTGCATCCATGAGTGTCAGGTCTTCCAGCCACATGCTCATGGCTTACCCCCACATTCGGGGCAGCCCTCACACACGTCCCCCACCCACGGAGCTTCAGCCAGGGTCATCTCTGTCTCCTCCCAATCAAGGATGCACGAATAGTCGTCATGGTCGACGTGATCCCTGACGCAAGCACCAGCCGACATGTCTTCCACCCATATGGTGAACTCAACCTTGAAGATGCTCATCCGTAGTGCTCCCTCCACTCATCGGTGCACGACACCAACGTGTACGGACGGACGTTCGTCGCATACTCGTCGCCCATCTCATGCGTCCCGAACGTGTACGGAGACGACGCAGCCACCAGCCACCTGGCATATGCGTCAGCCTGCTCCTTGTCGGGCCGCTTGTATGTCTTCAACACCCTCCACTCCCAGCCCACTGGGCCAGAGTAGGTGGCGTACGGATCTTCAACCCCGCGCGTCTTACCGAACGGGTTCTTGGCTGTTGCCATGTCACTCCCCTATCTTTCCTGCGCAAAGCGCACGTTGTTTATTCCCTTCGGGCACATGCCACACTCGACACATGCCCCTACTCCGACACGATCAGGCGGGCGCTTCACGCCCGCCGCCATCGCATCAGACCTACGGGCAGCCCGCTCACCATCGGACTCCCACACAATCAAAGGCACCTTGCCCGTCAACTCGGGACACCTCGGTCCCTTGCGTTGCTTCGGGAACAAGGCAGCGATCTCCTCCGTCTCCTGCCAGGTCATGCCACAGAACGCATACTTGATTAGCCCCTTCGGGTCCACCGCCTCGACCTGCTTGGCCGTGTCCACGTTGTGGCTGTCGACCGACAGGTAGATGACGAAGTTCGGTGACCCCACCGACGACGTGAGCAGCAGCCACGCACGCACCAACACATGCGCCCTGGTGTACAAGAACACCTGCATATCGGGATGGAACAAGGCGACCTGATTCCATGCACGCAACTCATCGAACGAATCCAACTCACCATCCCAATGCGGACGGTAGAACCTGTCCCCTACGGGGACGCCACGCTTCACCATCTGCACCTCAGCATCATGCACCAACCGATCAAACAGGGGCACCAGCTCGTCGAACGACCTACCCCTGGTCAGGTTCGTGTTGTGCGTCAACAAGGCGTATACGTTCGGGTATACCTCAGCCGCCGACGCATAGCACCCCTCGCAGAACGGAGTCGTCCACTTACACTCAGAACTCAGCGTGCCGAACGAGTTCTTCACCACCACCTCAGCCTGGTGCCCGCCTGCCTTCTTCTGATGCTGCCACGGTGACAACTTCCTGTTGCCGCTGGCCTTGAGTGGGACGGGTGCCCACACCTTGCCGATGTGGACAGCCTGCTCATGTACTGATGTCACTTCTCTTGCGGCCACACGTACACCTCCTGCCCATCCATCTCACCTATGAGACACCCACCCCTGTTCTGTTCGGGGTCAGCCGATGCGGTGATCCACCCACCATCATCGAGCACCAGCACGGCAGTCATCTCCGTACACGAATAGTTCGCCTCATCCCACCCGATGGCCGACGCCTCAGCGTCGGTCATCTGATGCAACCCGACAATCCTGCGGCCTATCGGCCATGGCTTGTATCCAATCATCTCTTTCTCCCTTCATACTCGCGGATCTGTTGAGATCGCCCAGAGGTACGCCTCATGCCTGTCGCACAGACGGCAGCCCTCGCCGCCGCACTCCTCGCAAGGATCATCGGGCGGGTCATAGAACGAGTCGGGCATGTGGAAGTCGGTGTTCCACTCGGGATCACTCATCGTCGTGGATGTGGACGGACTCGTACCTCTCGGCTGGAGTGGTTCGCCGACGACGCGTCGTCGCATCCATCCACCGATACCGAATCGGGTACACCTGCTCCACCTGCTCAGACAAGCGACGAGCCTCCTCGATGTCGATGACACGGGCATTGGTCAGCAACCTGATCGCCGCACCCAGATCACCCTTCGTATGGTGGATCTCCGTAAAGACATGGAGTTCCTGATCCAAGTCATACTCACTCACCGTGTGCCTCCTTGTATGCCTTCACCTGATTGTTCACGTACGACTGGAACATTTCCTCCATGTCGAACTCCGTCCACTCGGCAGCCTTACGGACACGAGCCTCCGCTATCCGCAGAACCGCAGCAGAAGCCTCCTCCTGGCGCAGCCTGTCAGCCACACACCTCTCGTCACAAGCAGACGGATGCCCACACCACGGGCACGCATCCACCTCATCATTCGGACCTACCATTACCTGTCTCCTCTCTCCCACACCGCCAGCACGATGCTGGCAACGATCATCAAGACGCTGGCCCAGAACATGAAGAACAACACACCATCGAACGTGAGTTGACTCATGCGTCCACCTCACACGCAGCCATGAATCGCTCTCGGTCGAAGCGTGGATTGTCGGCAGCCAACTCGCGTGCCAACTCCATCGCCACGCTTCGCAGCACCGACTCGGCGCCCAAGTGCGGGAAGTCACGGCCAACGTGGTAGAAAAGCCCCACGTCCTTGATCGCCTCAGCGATCAACTCGTAATCCTTCCGTGTCATTACCTCTCCTCCTTCTCCCTACTAGGTATTAGTTTAGTTGACAAGGTGACACCAATCAAGGTGGCACGGCAACGAGCAACCCACACCCGCGCCTCCTCCTTAGACACAGGCCCACTCATCGCCTCGCCTCACGCCACGCCCGATAATCGAACCCCTCAATACGCTCCGTGAGAATCACAATCAACCCCTCAAGACACTCATGCCACGCCTCAACAGACAAACCAGCAGACATGTCACACACAGCATCAGCCATCGACACCACCACCTCATCAACCGACGCAAACAAACGCTCATCTTCCCGCCCACTCATAGACCCCACGCCTCCTCCCACACACGGACCAGGGCCACCGCCTCATCCTCACTGGTGCACGGAATCTTGAGGATGATTACGTCCGACGAGTCCCCCGTCGGCGCATCCATCCACACCTCGACATCATGGATACTTGTAACCCCTCCCACCCCGTGCCCATTCTTGAACACATACCTAGGCGTACCCTTCGTGATCGCACGGAAAATACCCATCACGCAACCTCCTCCTCCCACTCACCAACAGACCAGCGCCCATCCACCGTCACCAACGGACCCTGATACTCCTTCCCCTGATAGGTGAAGAACCGACCACCACGGATCGCCTCCTCATACCGTGCTACCTGCTCCTTAGTTAGCACCCTGCTCCTCCCCAAGGAAAGCGAGGTCCAAGCGATCCAACGCAGCCTCATACTCCTCTCGAGTGATGATGCCATGGACGTACTGCCGCCGATATCGACGCGCCCATTCGGAATACGGATTACTCATAGCGTCCACCTCCTACACGGACCATGACCACGACCCGACACACCACAACGCTCGCACCAATACATCATCCACCTCCTAGTGGATAAGGGCCACCTCCTAGCGGACGTTGCCACGTGGCAACGAACTACCAGGCGGAGGCCAGCTGAAAAAGGGCAATAGAAAAGGGCACCCCATTGGGGTGCCCCGTTCCTATGTGACTAGCGACCTAGGCGTCTACCGTCTCCGTGGTAGTGGACACGATGCCGAACCTCACCATGAGGTTTTCCATCGCCCGTACCAGCGCCGTCGGCTCCGTCGGCTCCGAACCGTCATAACGTGTCGCCACGTCAATCAAGATCGCCAACGCATCATCGCCCGTGAGGGTGGCCGATGCGTCAAGGTCATGGCCGTTAGGTGAAGCGTCGCCATCCTTCCCCGTGGTCTTCGTAATCACGGTTCCGTCTAGTTTCGCCATCATCGCCCGTACGTGATCCGTCGTCTCCGTCACGGAACGATGCTCCGAACGGAACCACGCCACAAGGTTGGCACGATGGCCACACTTGTCACGCCACGCCAACGCTTCGGCCGCTCGATGCGCCGACCAGCAGATCCCCTCCGTGCGATCCTTCGCACGGTAGGCGGCCGCCGTATTGCGTAGGCGCTTCATCGTGGCCGTCGTAATGGCCCCGTCGATGGCGGCCGATAGGCGAGTGAACAACTCGTGCTCACTTACCGTGTCGTCGCCATTGTCTCGACTTGCGAACGTTCCGACATCCCGTGGGATGCGAAGGTTCAACACGTCTCCGACGGACCAGTTACGGCCCTCGTGTTCCCGTAGGGCTATGACCAGTTTCTGGAACTGACCTTCGGTCGGTTCCAGCACTAGGTCGCTAGCCGTGGTCTTCGTTACTGCCATGATTCTCCCGTGAGACGGGATGACCATGACGACCGTTGCCACGTGGCAATGATCGCCACGGCTAGCCGTCTCAGTTGTCAAGTAGCCGCCCGCCGATATGACGGACCCTTACATCGTACTCGCATAAGCGTTACAAGACCATGAGGGGCGAGACGGGGCCGTTGCCACGTGGCAATGGATGATCCCATGGGGCCACCGTTAGGCGTCGGGTCTTGACTTGTCGAGCAGATTCTGCTATGGGCAGCAGCTCTAACCTGGCGCTAGCCTGCCTAAGCTGAAGTTAGGGCCTCTAACAGGCGCGGCGGGCGTCGGGGGGGCACCCCTAGGCCCCCCCCGCCCCCCCAGCTGGGGCTATGTATAGATAACCATTCCCGATACGTGAGATTTGGGCGACTTCTCTTAGTGGGCGTTTTCGAGCAGGGCCTTTGTTGTCCTTCTCTCGAACGTACACTGTGCCAGGGGCTAGTCTAGGCTAGAGGCTAGCCGACCGACGCCTTGGGGGCGTCGGTCGCTAGCGGCTAGCCCTTTTTTAGTTACTGGCTGCTGTCCCACGGCGTCGTGGCGGCGTTCCAGGGTGGGACAGGGAGCTGGGTTTTGTGGAGGTGCATATGGCACGGAATGGTGGCGGTCGAGGCTGGTTGACTGATCCTGAGACGGGTGAGAAGGTGATGCCTGAGATGTGGGCGTCGTTTCTCGACTGGTTGCTTCAGGGTGCTGAGCGTGAGCCGAAGTGGCAGTATGAGTGGGCTGAGGCGAACGGAATCCATGAGGATTCGGTTCGCCGTTGGAAGCGTGATCCCAGGTTCATCAGGGAGTGGGATCGTCGCGCTGCTGAGCTGAATATTCATCCTGAGCGTACGCAGGGTGTGATTGACGCGTTGCATCAGGCTGCGGTTGGTGGGTCTGTTCAGGCTGCGTCTCTGTATTTGCAGTACATTGAGAAGTTCACGCCGAAGCGGCGTGTGATTGTTGATGATGACCGTGAGGTGGCTGGTTTGTCTGATTTGGAGTTGGCGGATGAGTTGGCTGGCTTGGTGGCAGAGTTTCGCGGGGAGGGTGTGGAGTGAGCGTTGGGCACGTTTTGCGTGATGGTGTGTGGGTGGCGCCTGGTGACGAGCTTCTTGAGTGGCGTGAGGAGGCGTTTGGTGAGCGTCCTATTTTGGGTCCGTGGGGTGATCCGTTTCATGGCCCTGAGGCTGACGAGGTGTTGGAGTGCGGTGTTGAGACTCCCGAGGTGTGCGAGTCGTGCCAGTGAGGTGGACGGTTTCGGTGTTGGTGACGGCAATGTTCTTGTCTGTTGCCTTCACGGTTTGGGGTTTGGGTCGTCTGTTACAGTCGTTGTTCGAGTAGATGAGCCGCCTGGGTGAGCTTCGCCAGGAGGGGGAGTGGCGTAAGTGTGCTCGTAGTGAGCGGTACTTTTTGGAGAAGTACTGGTATATCGCTCATCCTGCTCGTGGGCGGATCCTGTTTTCGTTGCGTGGTGCGCAACGAAACGCCCTGATCCATTGGGATAATAACCGTTATTCTTTGACGTTGAAGGCCCGTCAGATCGGCTGGTCTACGCTGGTGGCTGCTCACCAGTTCTGGTTGGCGTTCTTCACGCCAGACCAGAACATCATCGACTTGTCTCGTACGGAGCGTGAAGCGGTCCAGTTGTTGCGGAAGACGAAGTACGGGTTTTCGCATCTGCCATCCTGGATGCTTGACAGGGGGCCGCGCAGCCTGGTTGAGCATCAGCAACGCATGTATTTCGGTAATGGTTCCCAGATCGTGTCGATGCCTTCGGCATCGGACCCTGCCAGGGGTGAGTCTGCGACGCTGATCGTGGTCGACGAGTGGGCGTTCTTGCCCAACCCTGAGGAGGCGTGGTCTTCTATCGAGCCTGTTGCCGACGTGGGCGGGCGGATCATCGGGTTGTCCACGGCGAATGGTTCTGGGAATTTCTTTCACCAGTTGTGGGTTGGGGCTTCAACGGGGAACAACAAGTTTGAATCCATGTTCTATCCGTGGTCTGCGACGGAGGATCGTGACGATTCGTGGTATGAGTCGAAGTGTCAGGCGATGTTGCCGTGGCAGCTCGCTCAGGAGTATCCGACTACACCTGAGGAGGCGTTCGTGAAGTCGGGTAATCCTGTGTTTGATTTGGATGTGTTGGCGGAGATGGAGTTGCGGTGCCGCCCTGGGGTGTCGGGCTATTTGCATGAGTTGTCTTCCAGGG